GGCAGTGGCAGGATGTCAACCGGGATGTCGCTGGGAAGGTGATCAAGAAAGGAGAAGGAGATGAATCAAAGATCGATCATCTTTATGGGTGAGAGCGTGCGGACGGTTCTGGATAGGCAGAAAATTATGACAAGGCGGGTGATCCAGCCGCAGCCGCCCAGCCTATCGCGTGGTCATGAATACGGACATCTGGTGGGGCAATGGTGGACGGAATACTGGCGGCGGAATGGGATGTGGGAAGACGCGGGAAAGGTCCTGAAATGCCGGTATGGGGAGGTTGGCGATCTGCTGCGGGTGCGGGAAAACCTGGTCGTCGAACAGAAGGCGACGGGGTCCGATATCGACTGTGGGAAATTCTGCTACCAGGCAGATGACCGGGAAGGTTTATGGACGAAGGAGAACGGCTTCCGGACGATATCTGCCAGGTTCATGCCGCACTTCGCCTGCAGAATCGTTCTGATGATCACCGGTATCAGCATCGAAAGGGTCCAGGACATCACCCTTTCAGATTCCTTATTTGAAGGAACTCCCGACCTGCGCACGGACCAGAACGGCTGGGATCTGCGGGATTGTTTTCACTATTATTGGGACAAGATCAATGCCCCGCGTGGCTATGAGTTTACATGGAGTAATAACCCGTTGGTGTGGGTGATCAGATTCAGGAGATTGGAATATGAATAAGAATGATGTGGAGATTACCATTAAGGAATTAAAGAGTGATGAATTCAGGAGACTAAACCGGAACGACTGGGCGGTGTTCGATAATCTTTTTCATGAAATCGAAAAACACCGGGTTATGAGAGCACATACCATGTTGCTTCTGAGAGCAAGGGAAATTATCCGCGTCGCCCGCAGTGCGACACCGGAATTCGGGAGCTGCCTGATCTGCGGTGAATTATGTGCGCCGGGTCTGTCGGGAGGTAATCGTCAGTGGATCAGGATAGCTGCTGGAAAAAATTACCACGAGAATTGCATAAATTGGCTGCACTCCTTGGTGGAAGACAAGAACATATCAGCGGTTTTTGAAATCTGTAAGGAGGATGAATGAAACTCTGTGTCGATTGCAGGATACCGCTATGTTCCCCTGGCCACAACATCAAGCGCTGCTGCACCTGCGCCAGTAAGGCGAAGAAGTACCAGAATCGGAAGACGAAGAAGCAGATCATGCGGAACATGAAGAAGGAGAGAGGTGAAGTGGAGATCCTGATGCCTGGGATGGCGAATTCGTATTTCACCTGCCTGGAGGAGTATATGCGCTTTCGTCGGGAATTCCCCAAGGGGACAGAGATCAGGATGCGGGGGCAGGAGCCGTTCGTCGTCGGAGTTTGAGCGCCGGCCATTGGTTAATGTCATGTGTTCGGAGGTCACGAAATGAGCAAACTTTATAAAGTACGAGAGATGGTCAACCAGGTGGATGCGCTTGCGCGCAACCTGACGGATCTGGAGAATGCGGCTGACTTGCTATCCCTGGAAGGGAGAATGTTTAGGGGGTTGAGGCAGCGAACCGAAATGATATACAGGGAGATTTATCACCTGTTGGAAGGGCTGGAAAAGAGTAAGCTGCCATGCATTTGCAGGATAGCAGATTGTGTTTCGGGAGCCCCTGGTCCTCACCACGAGCGCAATTGCCCTCGGTGGATGTCTGAGCCATAGGAGGTTTATTATTTTTAAGGCAATAACATCCAGAAACGCGATAGAATTAAGACACAAAAAGGAGGCACGATGGAAAACAAGATCGAGTACCGGGTGATCGTTGGGAAGCGGGTGGCACGTGATAACCCACGTGAAGCCGATCCACAGGCTGAATATAATTACAAGAATTACATGAAATTTTCGGAAGAGGACGAGCCGATCCTCGGCTACGCAACCATTGATGATATTCTGAAGAGGATGGGCAATGATGGCTGGGAGTTAGTGACGGCACTGCCACGCCAAATGGAAGAACGCGTCGATGCGTCGATATTTGTCACCGAGGAAGTCTATATCTTCAAGCGGATCTAATGTGTCAGTAAATCTGCCTAATGGGATACCCCGCATTTCTGACAGCTTAAAGCACTTTATGACACTTGACGCGCAGGGGGATGCGATTTAAGATTGGATAGCAGCCCCTGCCTGGATGGGGCAAACAAAGGACGATTGAGCCCGTCGCATATTTGCGACGGGCTTTTTGCTTGGAGGCGCATGGCGAATAAAAATCAGCACGCATGGGGCAAGCTGTACCACGAGGCGCAGAAGTTGATTCGGGATGGCTGCAAGCCATCCTGGAAGGAGCTGGCGGTTCACCTGGGAGTCAATCGCCGCACGCTGACAAGCGCCTTCCAGCGTGAGTTCGGGATCCACACCGAGGACCTGGCGCACCTGCCACAGCTGCAGATGGCAGAGACGGAGCGGGAAGCGCCAGAGCCGCCAGCACGCTACCAGGGGATCGCTCCCGAGGTCGTGGCGAACATACTGAAAGAGCGACCGCTGACGCTGCCCGAGCTGGCGGATCGGCTGGATCGCGGGGGGGGGCGGGTGGAGCTGGCGCTGGCGGAGATGATCGCCGATGGCTACGAGTTCCGGCGTGAGGATGGCCATGTGCGCCTGCCGAAGTACATTCCGGCGCCGCCCATCCCGACACTGTACGATCAGCCACGGCGGCGGATAAAGTTCGGGCTGGGCAGCGATATCCACATCGGCAGCAAGCACGCCCAGATCTCCGCTCTGCGCAAGTTCATCGAGATCGGGGTGAATGAATACCAGGTGGAGCATTTCCTTTGGGCAGGGGATATGACCACCGGGGTGGGGGTGTACCGCGGGCAGAGCAACGACCTGTATGCCCATACTGCAGATGACCAACTGGATAGCCTACTGATGACCATCCCGGAGTATGCGGGGGTGAGCCACATCATGATCGGAGGAAACCACGACTATAGCTTCATGAAACAGAACGGATTCAATATTGTCAAGATGGCGGCGGACCGGCGCAAGGATTTCGTCTACGCCGGGTTCGACCAGGCGGAGGTGCCGTTGCTTGTAAACGCCCAAGGAGAGGTGACCGCCAGCGCAGTGCTGTGGCATCCATCCGGGGGCGTGCCCTACGCGCTCAGCTACCGGGGGCAGAAGATGGCGGCGGAGATCAGCCGCCGCGAGCTGGCGGACACGGTGATGGAGCGCAAACCGGGCCCAACGGTTCGGTTCATCTTCTGGGGACACCTGCACGTCAGCGACATCTTCCCGCACGGCCCGATCTGGGTGATCGGTCCGGGATGCTTCGAGGGATCCAACGGCTATTTGAAGTCGGAGGGGCTGATGCCGGTGGTGCAGGGGCTGATCGTCGAGGCAGACATCACCGAGATCGGAATGGTGAGCGGGG